GTACGTCCCCAAAAGAGGTAGCATTCCCGTTCCATTGGTTGAGGCGTTGCAAAATCGGAGGCAATTGTTCTAAGGGTGCGATAATGGACCACTCGTAAATTTGCAGCAACATCCATGATTCTCCCATCTCTTGCGGCGTCCCACACGGAGTCCCAGTCGGTGGCGACATTCCTACGGAAGGGCAATTGTCCAAGTTCAAATTGCGTGCCATCAACACGGGTGTCATCTTTCCAGACATAGTCTCTGGCTGCTTGACTTCTGGTTGGTTCACAGTGGAGTCCGTCACCAAAAACGGATTTGACTCCTCCCAGTCGAACTTTCGCTTTAAAGACCACGTACACTTGCCAGTGGAGGTATCCACCTTGATTTCCGGATTCAAGTTGTCCACGGATGAAGGAGCATCCACTTGGCAGAAAGGGCATGAACAAGTGGCATGGGATAGTGAGCATCCAATGTCTTGCTTGAGCAGAGTTTCGGTTTGCCATGACGTCATTGAGCCTTCGTATTATTACTTACTAGAGAGAAGGCTCACTTGCTCACTCTTTTATAGCCCATCGGAAAAACTTTTTCAGCAGGAAAAGCATCTGTCCTCAGGAAATCGGGCCGCATATAAAGCGGATCGAAAGATCTGCATTTTTCCGAACTTTATAAATTTAAAACAAAGAAATCTTTATGAGTAATGCGCAGACATTTAACAAGAAACGTGCGGTATCGTCGACCTCGTCGCGCCTTGTACTCGGTCTCCAATCGGCGATCGGCCCGGTCCCGATTAAGGGTTCGATCGAGATATCCAATTCGAAGACGTCGTACAACAAGGGTACGCAGGGTTTAACTAGCTCAAATGATATTTGTAGTCAAGCTTGGAAAGCAACCTTGTATAGACCAATTCCAAAGTATATTCTGTCCCCTGCTACCATTAATTACACTCAATTTTTGCATCCACCTATTGGCAAAGGTTTAGTTGTTCCTGAAGGAGAACAGTTGTTATATCAGCCATATAAAATATTTCCATTAGGTGATTTTATTGATGGTCAATTCTCTGGAAATGGTGCAGTATCTACAGTTCAAACTGGTATGTCCTTAAGAGATAACATTTTTCGCTTGGATATTAATGATAAATCTACAGGCGGTATTGGTGAAACCCCTAATCAATCAAATGTCAAAAGCGTTACCAAACATATGTATTTGAAGCATGTGAAACTTGATCACCAATGGGTTAATGCTTCTACTAATCCACTAATGTTTGATATTTACTGGTGTTTATGCATGAAGAATTCACATCAAGATCCTATTAATCAATGGAATACACAATTGGAGTATGAAAGACAAGGACAAACTAATTGTGATTCATGGAATGCAGGACAAGCTAATCCAGCAGCAGGAAAGCCATTTAACACTGTGTATGGTCAATCACCTACATCTATCAAAGGTTTCAACGATTTTTGGAAGGTGATTAAAAAAGAACATTTTGTGTTGCAACCTGGTGGTCGTTGTAACACGTTTACAAAGTTTAATTACAATTACTTAGCGTCAGAAGCTATTATGGCATCTTTCAACCAAGGTTATGCTGAACAAGGAACAATTGGTGTTAGACCCAACTATATTGCAGGAGTTACAATTGTTCCGTTGTGTATCGTCAAAGGATACGGTATTTACAATAATGCTGTTTCATATTATACATATTCTGGAGGACAATTCGGTTGTATTACAAAACAAGATTATAGTTTTGTACCTGTTAATTTGGTTGAAAAGTTCCCATATAACCGTGTGTACCCATCTGTTTGGCATGAAGCCTGGGATCCAACAAGAGAACAGTACGTCTCTGTACAAGATGCTCAAGTTGAAGCACCAGCCAACTAGGGTTTTTTTTGAAAATAAAAACACGCGTAAGCGTAGACTATATGAACATATATATACCCCCTACTTAATTCGGACTATTACATCCAATCATAACATATTTAGCCAGCCACCTACACCTAGCGGGGAAACGCCGTAGGCGTGGGTCCCGCGGAGAGGGTGTAGTGGCTGGCCCACACGGTCTATTACATTTGGCCCCCCGGCCTGAGGGTGATTTCTTAAAGGGTGGTGGTTGGGTCGATCTCTGATAAGAGAGAGAGGAGGAAGAGTTAATTAGAGCTCATCATAGTGAGTTATATTTAATCTTCTTAACAAAGCATTTAATGTTTCTTCATCCAAGTTAGGATACCAATCACGTGGATGCAAGTTAGAAGTAATCCAGATTTTCTTAGCTAATAAAGGAACAGAGGACCCTTTGATTTCCACATTGACAGGGTAACGGTCGAACCAACGCAGGAGATGGGCGATGTCAATACTTCCTCGAAATTCATCGAAAACAACATGTTCCTGAGATCTGTAACCATCCCAGAACTTGGTTCTTGGATCCTTGCAGTAAGCCTCCATCCCTGCAGCAGCCCAAGCATCTCGACTCTTGCCTGTACCAGTACGTCCCCAAAAGAGGTAGCATTCCCGTTCCATTGGTTGAGGCGTTGCAAAATCGGAGGCAATTGTTCTAAGGGTGCGATAATGGACCACTCGTAAATTTGCAGCAACATCCATGATTC